GATTCCCTGTCACACAAGCACTCTTAAATTCCCGCAAGCGCGATGCGATTTCTTTCAGATTCATAGAGAAACACCCATCAGCTTAACTTCACAGCGGTTCCAAGCAGCATAAAATTGTTGCCCTGCGTAGCAAATTTCAATCCGATAACGGCATCTGCGCCCAACTTGGCCGCCTTTTTCTCCAAATCATCCTGCGCCTGTTTCGTGAAATTGTCGATGGCGTTCCCCATCATCTTGTTTCCACCCGGCATGACGGTCAAAATAACGGATGCAACAATACCCAGATATTGAGACACATTTTTCCCTTGGATGCTATCAGTTGTAGTCAAAATCATAGTTGTTCCCCCTCGTTTCGGCATTTTTTTACAAACAGCTGAAAATAGTTGCGCGTTCTGCTATAATTTAACCAACCTGCCGACAGTAATCTAGGAAAGGGGTAATGCGTATGACCACAGAAGAATGGTCAGAAGTGCTTATCAGGGTCAGAATGCTGTCGGATGCTGACAAAGCACGGCTGATTACTTATCTGCGCGCTCTGAAAGATAGCGAAGATAATTCAACGCTTCCTGCCGCCGATCAGCCGACAAGTCAAGAAGTAATTCAATAATCTCCGCCGTTTGGCCGTCCTCCTGTTGGAGGGCGGCTTTTATCATTTCTTTCGGTGTGTGCCCAAGCAGAGAATCCAAGGATTCCCCCAGCTGGTCCGCAATAGAGCAGGCGGCGGCCAGCGAGATGGGCTCACTGCCATCCAGTTCTTCTTCGATTTCCTGAACGCTGATGCCTGCCGCCTTCAAGTCGGCCGGATCCGCATTATTCAAAATCTGCATCACGCTATCGCGAAACTTTGAAGACCATTCGTTTTGATGAGATTCCTCGTCCCATCCCATGATATAAGACGGGGTGGTTTCCAAAGCGTCAGCAATGACTTTGATTTTGGACTGCGTAAGGACGCGAAATCCGAGTTCAATTTTGTTGATGGATGATTTCGACTTATAGCCAACTTTCGTTGCCAGTTCTTCTTGGGACATACCCAGCTCTTCGCGTCGAATTTTCACTCTCTGTCCGATGGTCATGGTTTTGTATCCCCCTAAAATCTTCTGATGCAATTATAATACGGCGTAGTCTTTAGGTCAACATTTTTTCAGATTTTCCAAAAAAATAGTTGACATTCTGCCTACGAGGTGGTAATATACGCCCAGTAGACAACCAGTCTACGCCGAACAGAAAGCGAGGTGAATCTACCATGACCAACGCAACTTTGCTTAAAGCGAAGATTGATGCCTCCGGCTACAAGATGAAGTATGTTGCAGATCGCATTGGCCTTACATATCAGGGATTCCTGAACAAAATCAGGAACAAAACCGACTTTACGGCTCCTGAAATTAAGGGCTTGTGTGAGCTGCTCCACATTGAAACGGAGGAGATGGAGCAGATTTTTTTTGCTCTGTGAGTAGACTTTTTGCCTACTTTGAACAGGAGGACCAAATGAACGCCAACATTCACATCAACGTGGACGAAATACCGCCAGAGGTCGCAGAACGAATCGGCTGCGTGTTTCTCGGATACCACAAATGGTTCCAGCAGAACCCGGAACTGATGGCTGAACTTGAAGTCCGGCGAGCTGCCCGAAAAAAGCTGAAAGGAAGTGTGCAGAATGATGAAAATCCTGATGACCGTGTACGGCCTCACCGCTGAACAGGCAGCAGCCCGGCTCCCGGCGGCGCAGTTCGTTTTGACTGCTGCCGTTGCAGCCGTGTTCGTCTGGCTGGACAGCAACGGCGCACTGGACGGCGTAGGCCGCTGGATTGGCCGGACACTCCGGGAGGTGCTGGATGCTGTATCCGAGGACTGATGCGGAGGCTGGCTACCCTGACCCTCCTGTGTGCCCCATCTGCCACCAGCGGTGCGATACCATCTATCGCGCCGAGGATGGAACAATCGTAGGCTGTGACCGCTGCTTAGAGGCCGCAGACGCATGGGAAGTCAACGAGTGCTTCCCGGAAAAGGAGTAACCCTATGAAATATGGAAGAAGTTTGCAGGAATTGGCGATTGAACTTGATCGGCAAGCCAAGGTCAAAAAGGACTACGTTGCCACGGCGGGTTCTATGCAGATGACCGCCGTCAACGAGAACTTTGACCTCGTGATTGGCAACACCCCATTCCAGCTGAATGAGAATGCTCACCGTCAGCTGGGATTGCAGCTGAAAATCCCGGCGCCCTACTACGAGCGGATGCGGGCAGAAAACCCCGGCTTGCTGATGGCAAACGTCAATGGCTGGTTCCAGCAGTCCCCGGACACCCGCCGCATGGTTCGTACCCTTGACGGCACCGCCCGCGCCATTCTCTCCGACCGCTACCGCCGCATCGACAACTACGAGGTTGCCCAGACGGTCCTGCCGATTATTTCTGAAATGCAGGGTGCCCGCATTGAAAGCTGTGAGCTGACCGATACCCGCATGTACATCAAGGTTGTCAATGAGCGAATCCAGACCGAGGTTGTGCCGGGTGACATTGTTCAGGCCGGCATCCTGATTTCCAATTCTGAGGTCGGCATGGGCAGCGTTTCTGTGAAGCCGCTGATTTACCGCCTTGTCTGCACCAATGGCATGGTGGCTGATGTGGGCGTTGGCAAGCGCCACGTTGGACGCATCAATGAAAGCGTGGATGGCGATTTCGGGATTTTCCGGGATGAGACCATCGAAGCCGATGACCGGGCGTTCCTGATGAAGATTGAGGACACCGTCCGGGCAGCGGTCGATGAAGCCCGGTTCAATGCACTGGTTCAGAAACTCCGGGATGCCAAGGAAGCGCCCATTCTCCCGGCGGCGGCTCCCAAGGTGGTTGAGCTTGCGGCCAAGGAGTTCAACATCCGCCAGAACGAGAGCGAGGGCATTCTGGGGCATCTTATCGCGGGCGGTGACCTTTCCCTCTATGGTCTTGCAAACGCTGTCACGCGGCACGCGCAGGACGTGCAGAGCTACGACCGCAGCACTGAACTGGAGGCCACTGGCTACAAGATTATCACCATGCAGCCCGCGCTGTTGAAGCGTTGGACCGAGGAGGTGATTTTTTGAAAATAAGAGGTAAAAAGCTGACCCGCCGCCAGAAAGAAGCCCTTTCCGCGCAGGGATGGGATTTCCGCCTGTACCTCTGCGTCCGGGATACCCCGGACTTCATGGAGCTGGTCAACCGCACCACCGGCAAGTACGTCATGTTCCGCAAGTAAACCCGCAAACTGAAAAGGAGTAAACATTATGATTCGCAATCCCAACGACATTCAGGACGGCGCAAAGAAGATTCGGATGCTCATTGCTGGCTACCCCGGTATCGGCAAGTCCACGCTGGCCCTGTCCGCCCCCCGCCCGCTGCACATCGACTGCGATTTCGGCATTGACCGTATCGAGCCTCGCTACCGTATGCCGTACATCCAGCCCCGCAGCTATGACGAGATCCTGAACGACCTGAAGCCGGAGAACCTCAACGACTTCGAGACGCTGGTATTCGATACCGCCGGTAAGCTGATTTCCCTGATGGGTCTGTGGGCTATCAAGCAGAATCCCAAGTACGGCCAGCGCGATGGCAGCCTGTCCCTCAAAGGTTACGGTTTCGTAGGCCGTGAGTTCGTCCGGCTGATGGATTACTGCTTCTATGAGCTGAAGAAGAACATCGTGGTCGTATTCCATGCCACCGAGGAAAAGGACGGCGATAACACCCGTCTCCGCATCAAGGTTGAGGGCCAGACCAAGAACAATGTGTGGGAGCCTATGGATCTGGGCGGCTTCGTGGAAATGTACGGCAACGACCGCACCATTGGTTTCTCCAACTGTGAGAAGTATTTTGCCAAGGGCACCCGCGGCATCCACGGTGTCTATAAGATTCCCGCCCTCGGCCCCGGCAGCCCGAACGACTTCCTGACCAAACTGTTTGAGGAGTACAACAGCAAGGCCGCCGAGGAAGTGGCTGCAAATGCCAAGGAGAACGAAGCCTACGAGCAGGTCATGCAAGAGGGCAGCAAGATTATTGCTGGCATCAAGGATGCCGACACCGCCAACGCTGCCATGCCGCCGTTCAAGGCTCTGCAGCACCACTTGACTTCCCGTCAGGAACTGAATGCCCAGTGGAAAGCTAAGATTGCCGCTCTCGGCCTGACTTTTGATACGGCCGCTGCCCAGTACAAGCCCGCAGAGGAGGCACAGTAATGGCTGCATACCTTGTTACTCATTCGCTGCTGTCCTCGTGGCTGCACCTCATCCGGGAGAATCCCTACGAGGATTTGACCACCGAGGGCGACCCGCTGGCAGAGTTTATGCTGGTCCTGCGCCGGGAGCCTACGCCCCGGACGGAGGCTATGCAGAACGGAATTGACTTTGAGAACCTTGTGACCTCCATTGTCAACGGCCGCGACGACCCCAATAATCCGTGGAACTGGGCCGCCGGGCAGATTGCCGCCATCATCAAAGGCGGGCAGTTGCAGTTTAAGTCCCGCAAAACCATTCGGGTGCGCGGTATGGATGTGGTCCTGTATGGCCGCCTCGATGCCCTCAAGGCTGGCACCATCTACGACATCAAGTTCAGTAAGGGCTATGAGCGCGGGAAATTCTATTCCAGCACTCAGCACCCCACCTATATGCTGCTCATCCCGGAGGCACAGCAGTTTTCCTACCTTGTCAGCAATGGCATGGATGTCTGGACGGAGTGCTACCGCAGGGACGAAACGCCGGATATTCGCCCCATCATTTCGGATTTCTTTGACTGGCTGGATGCCTATGGGCTGATGGCCGAGTTCAAGGAGCACTGGAAAGCCTTATGACCGGGCGGCTGGTGGATATGAGTTTCAGCCTGAACCGCAAGCAGCGTATCACGCTGGAAGTTGATTCCGATTTCCGAAACCTGTGGGACAAGCTGAATCAGGAGCCGCTGCTGGACATTGAAATCAAGAAGCACCGCAACAAGCGCAGCCACAGTGCAAACGCCTACTTCCATGTTCTGGTCAACAAGATCGCCGCCGAAACTGGCGAATCTGATGACCTTGTGAAAGAGCGGCTGGTTGTGGCCTACGGCACAGTTGCGAGGGATAAGGACGGCTGCACCGTGGGCTTCAAACTCCCGGTCAGCGTAGATGTTCACGATCTCTATAAATACACCCGCTGCTTCGATGTGCGGGAAGAGGACGGGAAACGGTTCAACTGCTACTTGGTTTATAAGGACACCAGCAAGATGGACACAAAGGAGTTTTCGCACCTGATTGACGGTGCGATTGAGGAAGCCAAGGCTCTGGGTATCGAGACGGACACCCCGGAACAGCTGGCACGGTACAAGGAGGAATGGTCACGATGAAAGGCCAAATCGTCATCTGCGACTACTGCGGAACGCCCGCAGACTTCGTAGACAGTTCGGTGGTTTACCACGGCCACAGCTTCGGCATGATTTACCTCTGCCCTCGCTGCGGTGCCTATGTCGGCGTACACAAGGGGTCTGACAAGCCCCTTGGCCGCTTGGCAAATTCGGAGTTGCGCAACTGGAAAAAGGCAGCTCATGCAGCATTTGACCCGCTCTGGAAATACGGCCTCTACCGTGGCCGCCGGAATGAGGCCTACCGCTGGCTGTCCGAGAAGATGGGCACCCCGATTGAATTTACGCATATTGGAATGTTCGATGTGGACCAGTGCCGCAAGGTGGTCCGCATCATGCGAGAAGAAAGGAACCAGTTATGGAAGATTTGAACGTCCAGACCATCGCTATCCCGGTTGAGGAGTACAAGGAACTGCTACAGAAGCAGGCCGAACTCAGCCTCATTTATCACAAGGGTGCAGGCGGCAGCGTTTACGACATTGGTAACTTTGTGCTGGATTTGATGCTTGCAGTTCATCCGGAGCTGATTACCAAGCAGGAGGACACCGATGCTGAATAATTGCACATTTCAGGGCCGCTTCGCTGCTGATCCTGAAATGCGGACCACACAAAGCGGCCTGACAGTTGCCAGCTTTCGCATGGCCGTTGACCGGGATAACGTTGGTCAGGATGGCCGGCGGGCTACCGATTGGCTGAATTTCGTGGCATGGCGTAAAACGGCAGAGTTCGTTTGCGAGTATTTCCGCAAGGGCAGCACGGCTCTTGTGGAGTGCCAGTGCCAGACCCGCTCCTACGAGGACAAGAACGGTCAGAAGCGCACCGCCACCGAGTTTGTGGTCCAGAAGATTCACTTTTGCGGTCCAAAAACGGAGCAGCGAGTGGATGATGGCGGTGAGGTGCCGCCGCCGGGCTACAAGCAGCCGCCCTATCAGAATCAGCAGCCCCAGCAGATGGGATTTTCCACCCAGAGCCAGCGGCAGCAGTGGCAGAGCGCAGAAGCTGCTCCTGAAGTTGTACAACCCAGTTACTCGCAGGGCAATCCCGATGATTTCTCCGAGATTGACGATACGGACGATTTGCCGTTCTAAGGAGGTCTGATGATGGCAACAGGTAAGCGGTACTACTGGATAAAACTCAAAGATAGCTTCATGTCCTCGGACGCAATCGACTACCTGATGAGCCAGCCAGATGGTGCCAACTATGTTGTTCTCTATCAAATGCTCTGCCTCAAAACCATAAACACGGGCGGCTGTCTGGTGTCAAAAATCGGAGAGATGCTCATTCCCTATGATGTTGAAAAGATTCAGAGAGAATGCAAATGGTTTTCTCTGGCAACCGTCCGTGTGGCTCTTGAGGTGTACAAGCAAATCGGCCTTGTTTTTGAAAACCCAGACGGAACGCTGTCGATTTCCGATTATTCGGAAATGATAGGCAGTGAAACTGACTGGGCGGCCAAGAAGCGCAGGCAGACACTACAAGCCGCAAATTCTCCTCTTTCCATTGGGGAAAGTGGTAGGGATACCACTGGGGAAAATCTCCCCATAGAGAAAGAGATAGATAAAGAGAAAGAGATAGATAAAGATAAAGAGAAAGATAAAGAGATAGAGAACAGAG